ACCAATTAATTTTTACAGGAACAGTTTCTACTACTCATACAATTCAATTCCCTGCTACTCAAAAAACAATGGGGATTTACAATAACATTTCTGGTGGCGCAGATATATCTGCAAGACTAGGTGCTTCAGGAAATACTGTAACGGTAACTAATGGTAAGTATAGATTATTAGCTACTGATGGAACTAATTGGTATGATATTTTTAATTTAGCTGGTTTGGGTGAAACTTGGCAAATTAAAACTGGTAACTACACAGCCTCCGATGGTGACAATCTTTTCGTTGATACATCTGGTGGTGCAGTTCAAATAACTTTACCTTCCTCTCCTTCAATTGGCAATCAAGTAAAAATTATTGACGCTGAGGGAACTTTTGGTACAAACAATTGTACAGTGGCACGTAACTCTGAAAAGATTCAAGGTGCTACGTCAGATTTAACAATTAGCACTAACGGTGCGGGCATTGCTCTGGTATATGTAAACAGTGACAATGGATGGAGGTTGAAATATAACGACTAATGGCTAACTTACAAGATATAGTAAACAGAAGTGAAGTAGGGGCTATTAAGCCTTGGACTAAAGCTACAGCACCAGCAGGTTATGTTTTATGTAATGGTGCAGCAATATCAAGATCAACGTATGCAGATTTATTTGCTGTAATTTCTACAACTTATGGGTCTGGTGATGGTTCTACAACTTTCAACGTTCCTCAATTACAAGGTAAAATGCCACAAGGTTATGATGGTAATACTTATAATTTAGCAGGCACTGGCGGTGCAAATACAGTAACTGTATCTGTAACAAATAACCAATCTGCTACAAATGCTACAAACCAAGCTGTAACTGTAACAGGTAGTATTAGTAATACGTCTTTAACAACAGCTCAGTTAGCTGCTCACGATCATAAAATGCGTTGCTGGACATATCCTGCTCCGTACACGGCTGCAAACCAGTATTGTAAATTTTGTGTTCAAAATGGAACAAACTCAGCTAATATTTCTGGTATAAAAAATACTGAACCAGAAAATGGTTATAGTTGTATAACATCAAGTGGATCTGGTACTGGTCACAATCATTCACACACGTTATCTGGAACATTAACAGGTAATATAACCACAAGTCTAACTGGCTCTGTAACAGCATCAGGCACAAATTCATTTTCACCTTTTGTGGTGGTAAACTATATTATAAAGCATTAGGAGAAGAAATGGCAACACATGTAACAGTAATCTACGGGGAAACAATCTTAATTGATTATAATAAAGAAATTAATTGGGTTGATAAAGGAACAAGTTTTCCTGCTTTACCTAACACAGTTCATGCTGTTATTTGGAATGATTTAACTGGCCAAAATGAGGTGCAGTTTAAAGATGCTTCTACTGGTAATATGACTGGCAACACAAATCTCAATGCTAAAAGTGACACCATACATGGTTCAATTACCGTTCAAAATCTTTTAGATTATTGTGACACAAGAATTTCTCAAATTAACCAAGCTCATGCTGATTTTTTAACAGCCAGTCAAGCTGCAAAAACGTCATTTGTAAATGATGGAAATAATGAAGATGATTTTAAGGAGACAACTTCTGGTATTTCAGCTTATTGGGATTTTTCAAAAACTTGGATAGATTACGATTCAAATTACTCATAAAAGTCACCCCTTATTTGTAATACTTTTCTTTTTTTAGGACCTGTAACACAATTAACTTTATGTTGAATTCCATTTTTAATTACTAAAAGAGAGTTAGGTTTTGGTAATGAGGCAAGAGGCAATCCTCTTCCTGTATCTATTAAAGTTTCTCCTCCCCAATTACCATCCCATTCATCATGTATATAAAAAGAATAATTTAAAGTATAATTACCATCATCGTGCCAATTAATACCTGAGTATTTTTTATATTCATAATAACAAATATGAATATAAGAATTTTTTTGATATGGAATAAAAGGACATTTGGTAAAAGTATTTAAAAAATCTTTAAATATTGAGTAATCTGTTTTAATTTTATCTTTTTTAATTTCAGCAAATATTTTAGATTGTTTTACTTCTGTTACAGTTAAATTTTTATCTTGATCTTTAAATAAATTATCATCCCACTTGTCAAAAGAACTTTCTTCCGTAACAAAATTAAAATTAGAAATTTTTGTAAATAAATCAACAGGTAAAAAATTATCAATGATTAAAGCACAATCATCAATGTTAGCTGAAATATGCATTTATCTGTATGATTTTTTTTGCCAAAAATGTTTTTTATATCTGTCTAGCCATTCACTGTTTATAAGATTTATAGTTTTTAAATGTAATTTTTCTAAATAAAATCCAGCCCACATTTTCCACGACTCTCTTTTAAAAGGAATAACTTGTATCATAGGTTCTCCCTTTTTAATTAAAAACTGTTTGTCTCTTTTACGTAATATAAATGGAAAATTTATTTCATTTACGTATGTGTCGGTATCAACACACCCAGGTATAATCTCAAATCTAAGTTCTAATCTATTCATGGGTTGTATAAATAAACAACTGTAGCCTGGTGGTGTTTTTATTAACCATTTATTCATAAACTTACCAGCAGCTACGCCTGTTGTATTATGCCATTCTTTTGGTAATTGAACATTATGATGCATTCCTGTGTCTGATTGCTGTTTGTTAGAAGGGGTAATACTAAAATCATCTTCCGTGGGGTCTATAACATAATCTTGATCAAAAGGAATAATGTATCCCATTGTTAAAGAATCTAAAAAAGGAATACAAGTTTTAACAGTTGCTTGGTGAAGATTATCTTCAACAAATCTTCCTAATTTTTTATACTCTGGTGGTATAAATCTTGACGCTGGTTTTGGATGAGGCCAAATATCTTTCATGTTTTCATCCGTTGCACAAAAAGTTATTTTTTTATTAAACATATTTTTCTATAAAATTAAATGACATGGATCTCCTAATTTCCCCTTTTATTTTTGTTTTAAATGGCATCACACAATGTTGATGTTTTGCTTCAAAAATATAAAAATGACCTACTTCAGGTTCCATCCATGTGGTGTGTACACCATCAACGTCTGTAAAACCTATAAAACCATCTTTAAATTTATGAGGGTCTTTTGCATCATTAATAAATTCAGGCACTTTTAAAAACATTACGCTAGACCAACCAGTGTTATCATGATGAGTGTGAGGAGGGTTATATTCTCCTTCTTTCATATCATTTATCCAACAGCTTAAAATTTCTAATTCTTTGCTTCCTTTGTATAAATTTACTTTTTCTGCTGTTTCAATGTAATCATTCATACAATCAACTATATGTTTTGCTATTTTTGTTTGACCAAGTAAGTGAGTAAACCCTTTTTCTGAATCTAATCGACCAGCTAATTTAGGACCAAAAGAATCTAATTTTTCTTTTTCTTCTTCATATCGAAGATTAATATCTTCAATAGCTTCTAATGGCATTTCATACTTTTTTACCATTCTTCCAAACATTGTTGTTTGTGCTTTCATTGTTTTGCGTAAAAGTTACCTGATATTGACACTCTTTCAATATCAGTGTTATTTTGAGTAGTATAATGAAAAACTTCACTAGGAAAAACTAATAACATTTTTTCTTTAGGTGTAATTGTTTTTTCAATTATTTTACCATTCCAAAATAAAACAAATTTTAAACTACCTTGTTTCTCTATAAATTTAGGGTAATAAACAAAAGAACACAAAGCGCCATAATGATTATGCAAATTTGTTTGTGCTTTAGATGGTGTTTTATGAATCCATATATCCTGAAGTTTTAATTCTATATTTATTATTTTTTCTACTTTTGAATGTATTATTGTTTTAAGTTCTTTTAACATAGAAGTATCAGGATATTTAAAATCTTCAAAAAAAGTATTATCATTATCGTCATTTTTTCTAATATGACTTTTATTCACCTCTTTCATTAAAGCATTGGAATTTATATCTATATAATCTTCAAATACCTGAACAATTGCTAGAACATGAGTTTGTATATTCATTCTTTTTTCTGTCTGTTTCATAACATAAATTTGCTGTCAAGAAAACAATTATAAAAAGATTACTTGATATACTTTATACACATGTTTAAATTAGATCTCACCCAAAAATTACAAATCAAGGAGATATTATGGAAAATCAAGAAGTATTGAAGGCTATAGCTACCCTTGCTGATAAGGTGAGCAGATACCACGAACGTTTATTAGCAGTTGAAAGAGAGAATGAAAGATTAAAGAAAGAATTATCAGAACACAAAAAAGGCCCTCATATACATACAATTCAAGGTAAGCCACATAACTCTGATGCAACAGTTATGGTAACAGGTTTAGATTCTGATTTGGAATGTGAAGCTTGTAGTGCTTAGGTAAAAAAATTACCTATAGAATATCTAAAAGAACCGTTTCCAGCCCATTGTAAAGGAGCATGAAAAACATCAGATGAAAAAAATATTGCTCTATTTTGCACAAAACCTACGTGCATGCTTAATTGAGTATCTCTGTAAAAACCTGTGCCATTATTAACGGACTCTTCTCCGTACATATAAATTAAACATTGATGTGTACAGCCACTTTGCCAATCTGTATGAAGGCGAGGTTTGTCAGCTGCTCCCACCATTGTATATGTAGTTTCTAAAAAATCTGATATTTCAAAGTTAAAATTTTCTTTTATAAGATCTTTTATTTTATTTTGAATAGGAGCGTTGTGAGGCACATTAAAAGTATGCCAATAACAACCCTCTAATTGTTTTCTTCTTTCTTCTTTTGGTGGTGCATATTCTAATGAAATCATTTCCTGTACTAATTGCTGATGAAAATCAGCAGGAAAAAAATTATCTTTTACAAAAACTTTTGACACTAATATCGTATATAATTTTTTTATTATTCAGGTGTTTCGCCCAACATGTCTGCTAAAGAAGGAGCAAATACTTTTACATCTCTTCTTATTTTCTCAGCTGTTGTAGATGTTCCTGGATTATCAACATCAGCTTGAGCTGCGGCTTCTGATTCATATTCAGCACCCGTGTCCACATGAGTAATTGTAGTTTCAGTTTTTACTTTATAGTGTGGAATTTTTCTTCCATCTTCTGTTGTAATGTGTCCTAGTAATTCAGCAGGTTCAACTATCGGCATCTTCTTTTCTCCAATTTATGTTAAAACTAATAATAACTCTGTCTTCATTAGAATTATTTGTTTGTACTTCATGTTGTAACCATGAAGGGAAAAAAATCAAGGAATTTTCAACAGGTTCCCATTGTACGCTGTGAGCAAGGTGTATAGAGGCTTTTTTTGTTTTTGGGGGTGATAGTACCTCTGACTGTGGTTTAGGCTCTAGAAACACAATATTTCCGCATTTTTTAGGAGCTTTTAAATAAAATACGCCCGATAAATAGTTACATGGGTGTGTATGTACGTTGTTTCGTGATCCTGGTGGATTTATTATACCCCACATACCAGTTAGTTCAGGATTAAAATTATCTTTAACATCCATGTGATTAAAACAATCTTTTGCATATTTAAGAATATCGCCAACTAATGGTTTAAATTTTTTAATATTATTAATTTCATCATGTGAATGCCAACCACCGACATTGGACCGCGGCATGCCTATTTCATCTTTTTCTCGTAGTTGATAGATGCTATCAATTAGATGTTCATGGCTTTTTAATTCTAGTATAAATACGGGAGTAATAAATAGAGAATGTAAGTTAATCAGAGTTGTCCTTTCGTGACCTCCATAAAACTAGCTATAATGTGCACCTGATTGGCAGCATTAGCTTGAACTTTAAGAATATCACTTTCTTGCAGAACTAAAGGTTGTGTCAATAATTCTGTTGTTGTGTTTGTAGCAACACTCTTTGCTTTAAATAATTCAAAGGTTGCAGCGCCTCGGAGAACTTCAACATCAACTAAAGTTGTTGAACCAGAGTCATTGCAAATTAAAAGAGATTTTACTACGTCCGTAGTAGGCATGACTGGTGGCGTTGCACCAGGATTAGCCGTTGGAACTGTTAAAACAGTTGTTAAATCTGTTGTGGTAATATCTACCATTGCGCTTTTAAAAGTATTAGCCAAAGAAAAAAGCCTCCGACTGTGATTCTTCTTTTAAATCTTGTTGGTAGTTTGTGTTAAGTAAAAGAATAATTTGATCTAGTAATGCAACCATTTGATCAAACTGATTGGAACTGTATTCTGGCGTTGCATTTGGTAATCGTGTTATTGTTATTTTAGCCATTATCTTCTTCCATCTGGTCTTAGTTGTAACTTGGTAGATCCAAGTCTCCAAGCTGTGTCATTAACTGTGTTAGTTTCATATTTAATTTTAACCGCTCTACCTCTACCTCTTACATCAATTTTTTCTGTTGTACTAGAAATAGTTCCTGATGTAGACACAGTATCGGAAGATTGTGGATATTGTTCTAACGTTAATGTAGCTGTCATTGTATTTGCAAGATTATCAAAATCAGGCACTAATTTACTCACTGACATTAATTCATTACCATCTCCAATTTCAACAGAACCTGTTGTTAAAAAAGCAGAAATAGCTGTGCCATCTGCTTGATTATTACCAGATTCATGTTCATAGATATAAGACGCTCCTGCTGTTAAACCTAGTATAGTTGAAACATTTGCTGTTAAACTTGCACTATATTCTGTTGCGATAGGTTGTTCGTACACATAAGCACCAAGCCATGTTGTTCTTCCAAGATTAACCGTGTACCAAGTGTTTTCTAAATAATTGTAAGCAACTCCTCTATCTATCGCAGTGGCACTTGCTGAAGGATAGTACCAAATTATTTCATTAAAAGCTGTGTTTATACCACAGGCAATATCATTTCTATTTGTGTAGCTAAGATCATCAAATACATAGTCTTGAACGGAACATGGCATTTTTTTGACAACACCATCGTACATGTAAAAAGAATTATCAGACATCCAATACGCTCTACCATTTACTTCAATAGAAGCGTGCTGTGCTATCAACCCACAGTTAGCGCCAAGTTGTCTAAGACCAAACGTAAAGGGCGTGCCAACAAATTGAATACCGTGAAGTGATGTATCCGTCCAAACAAGTATTTGACCTGATGATTTAACAGCACCTACTATTCTAGAACCATCAGATATTCTAAGTGAACCAGCTTCGTTTGTTGCTACTGGTGTATACTCTGTAGCATCCTCTCGATCAGAAAATCTAAATAATAAATCATCTTGAGATGTTGGTGTACCAATAGTAGTTTCTGTACCAAAAATCATTAAGTGTCTTGTATCTGTTGACACCAAACTAAATCTTGATGCGGTAGGAGCGTTTGATAAAGCTGTTGCTCTTGCGTCTATTGCACCAGAAATATCTTTTATAAATGTTTTTCCATTTAAAACAGTAGCGATTAAATCCTCACCAAAATTATCTAAAGACCAATTTCTTGCATCTACAACAACAGTTGAGGAAGATCTTGGTGTATTCCAAGTGCTAGTGCTCCATGTACCTGCACCCCATCCATATCCAAAAGCTGAAGCAGTCTCGCCTATATTAATTTGATAGTTAGCATTACCCGATCCACCTCCGCCAGAAGTAGATCCAGAAGCTGCGCTTGTATGTGTAACTTTGTAAGTATTAGCGTCAACATAAGTTGTAACTTCAAACTCGTTATTCATGTCTAAACCATCTATTGCAGAGAATGAATCAAAAGTAACAAAGTCTCCTTCAATAGCACCGTGGTCTGCGTCAGTTACTGTCACTGTTGTTGTCCCATTTGTAGTAAAAGGATTGGTTAATGATGCTGTTTCTCTTATAGGTGTTATATCGTAGACCTTACTTGCAGAGTATAAATAAAGTTTTCTATCAGTACCTAAAGCAAGGTATCTGGTTCCATCTAGACCAATCCAGCTATGCGTATCACGGACCACGCCCACAATAGTTTTGTTAGGATTTGGTAGATATGACCAACCTTTCCATCTTTCAGGTTTTCCGTAGTGAAATCTTACAAAGTCAGAGTCAACATATTTACGTTGATCTCCTGCTGAATAAGCGGTGTCTTGTTTATCTATACCTGGTTGGAATTTTAAATCGACTAATTTCATGTCGGAGTATACTAAATTATTTATTGTTTTGTGGCAAGAATTGAGTGCCTACGTTACCCCTAAAGCT